CTGAAGATGAAGCCGTTGAAGAAACCCTACCAACAGAAAGCGAGACAGCCACAGTGGAAACCACTCCAGCAGTCGAAGCAACACCTACAGTTGAGGCTGCCGCAGTTGAAGCTGCTCGCCCTGCTGTCACAGCAATGGCTTACACAAAGCCAAGAATCGAAGTAACAGCTGCAAAGTATGCAGAGCAGTCAATCCGCGCAGCACTTGGCGATGACTCAGCTCGTCAGTACATCGCAGCAGCAGACAACACAACTGACAACGCTGGTCTCGTACCAACACGTCAACTCTCAGAAATCATCAATCCTCTCGGTACAACTATCCGCCCATCAATCGATGCAATCTCTCGTGGAGTGCTTCCAGATGCAGGTATGACTTTCGAGATCCCTAAGATCACAGCAATGCCTACAGTTGCAGTTGCAGCTGAAGACGCAGCATTCTCTAACACAGACCAGAATTCTGCATTCCTAAGCGTAAGCGTTGCAAAGTACGCAGGACAACAGGTCTTCTCAGTAGAATTGCTAGATCGTACATCTCCAGCATTCTTCGATGAACTCGTTCGCAACATGGCAGCAGCTTATGCCAAGTCAACTAACGCAGCAGTAAACGCTGCACTCATCTCAGGTGCAACACTTGACGCAACTACAGTTGCAACATATCCAACAGCAGCCGAGCTTCTCGGAATTGTTGCTCGTGGATCAGCATCTGTTTATGGCGCAACAGCAGGACTTCCAAATCCATTCGCTCGCAACATGGTCGTATCTACTGGACAATGGTCTAACATCATGACCTTGAACGATTCAGGACGCCCTATCTACAACGCATCACAGCCACAGAACGCAGGCGGCGTTGTAACACCTACATCACTTACAGGTAACGTTGCAGGACTTAACCTCTACGTCGATCCAGAGAATGCTGGCGATGGCGATGGCACAATCCTCATCATCAATCCAGATGCATACACATGGTATGAGAGCCCTACCTACCGCCTACGCGCAGAATCAACAGCAGCGGGACAGGTAACAATCGGCTACTACGGCTACGGCGCAATCGCGACTAAGGTCGGAGCAGGCGCATTCAAGAATAACAAGGCGTAAGCCACACTAAGTCGCTGGCAGGGTAGTGCCCTTCTACCCTGCCAGTCTTTAGAAAGGATAAGAGCATGGCATTGACAACAGTTGCAGAGCTTCGCACCGCCCTAGGCGTTGGCACTCTCTATACTGATGCAGTCTTGCAGTCTGTCTGCGATGCCGCAGATAACGTACTCTTGCCCTTTCTATGGAAGAATCAGCAGTACATAATTGCTCACGGGAACACGGGCACAGTCGGCACTCTTTACTTTGATCAAAATATCCGCGACTACTTCTACGTCGGACAATCAGTCGTGATCTCCGGCGCTGGTACTAAGTACAACGGCACAAAGACAATTACAGGGGTTGACACTCAATCTTTTACAATTACGACGACACACACTAGCGACAATCCATATCACTCAGTCGAGCCTTATGGCATCGCAGCAGTTGAGACTTACACAGATTACACAACAGTACCGGCAATCCAAGAAGCGTCTCTCATGATCTCGATCGACATCTGGCAGTCTCGCCAAGCGCCTTCATCTGGCGGCGTTAGCATCGATGGCTACGCACCTTCTCCGTATCGCATGGGTAACACTTTGCTCGCTCGCGTTCGTGGCCTGCTCGCTCCATATCTTGATCCGAGATCGATGGTGGGCTAATGGCCGCCATATCAACACTCCGCGCAGGAATCGCAGCAGCTCTTACAGACAATACAAAGTATTCAGTCGTCTCATTCCCTCCAGCTACTGTCATTGTTAACAGCGTTATAATTAGCCCTAGCGATCCTTACATCTCACCGTCTAACGGCTGGCATGCATCGATCTCTCCAATGGCTAATTTCACAATATCAATCATGGTTCCCCTTCTCGATAATGAAGGCAACCTCAATGGAATTGAAGATGACATCGTTCGGGTCTTTGGCCTGCTCGCGGCATCTTCATACACTTACAATGTGACAGAGGTATCGGCTCCTGCCGTACTCAATGCCGCATCGGGTGATTTACTTACATGCAATATCAATATATCCGTACTTACGAGTTGGAGTTAAACCATGACCGATATGGAACAATGGGAAAAAGAAAACAAAGCCTTCCTGGCTCTAATCGGTCAGGTAGCACCATCAAAGCCAGTAACTACTAAGAAAGACGAGGAATAATCTCATGGCAGTATTCTTGACTAACAACGTCGGCGTGAAGATAAATTCAGTCGATCTATCAGACCACGTTACAGCTGTAACATTGAACCGATCATTTGACGAATTAGAAACCACTAGCATGGGCAGCAATGGCCACACTTTTGTGAAGGGGCTTGAAGCTTCAAGCGTCACAATCGACTTCCTGAATGACACTGCATCTGCCAATGTCCTTGCAACCTTGCAAGCTGCATGGGGAACTAACGTTACAGTGGTTCTTCTACAGACAAAGGGAACAGCCGTTTCAGCGACTAACCCTCTCTACACAATGACTTGCCTAATTAACAACACTACAGACATCAACGGCGCAGTCGGGGACCTCTCAACACAGAGCCTCACATTCAACGTCTCTGGTACAGTAGCGGTTGCAACAACAGGCACTTTCTAAACTACTAAACAAAGGGGCACAGCATGGCTAAACTAATAGTAAAGATGGCAGACGATAGCGTTACCGAAATTGAGATTACACCTCGATTAGAGTATGCGTTCGAGCTCTACGCAAAGATGGGTTTTCACAAGGCCTTCAGAGATTTAGAGCGGCAGTCGGATGTCTATTGGCTTGCATGGGAAGGCCTTCGACTAAGTGGAGTCACAGTCAAGCCATTCGGTGCAGACTTCCTTGAAACTCTAAAGAGTGTTGAGGTTGCAGAGTCTGTCGCTTGGGCCTAGGCAGGGATAGAATCCACTATCTCATTGCTCGCTTGAGCATCGAGACGGCTATCCCTCCACAAGCACTTATAGATTTAGATTCATCGATGCTCCAGATGTTACTGAAAGCATTGAAAGACAGAGCAAAGGAGCAACAGGATGCCTACAGAAGTAAGCGGCGCACTTGAGCTTCGTAAGGCACTCAAGAAAGTTGAGCCTGCTCTGGCTAAAGAAACCGAGAAGGAGATTAGAAACCTTCTTAAGGTAGTTGCAGTCAAGGCTAGAGGATTCGTCCCTAGCGATGCTCCACTCTCAGGGTGGGGTAATGCTGTAGGCCTATGGGAGAATCGCGTCTTTAGCTCTAGCGACATCAAGCGCGGCATTGGATATAGCACTGCGCCATCTAAGCCTAATAAGCGCGGCTTCAGATCGATTGCTACCATCTTTAACAAGAGTGCAGCAGGATCCATCTACGAGACTGCCGGACGTAAGTCAGGGCCAGAGGGTAGAGGACAAGCTCCTTTAGTAGATATCTATAAGAATGCTGGTACACCTTTCGCAAGAAAGGCTGGCTACAAGCAGCGCAGCAGCGATAAGACTAAGAGTCAATCTGCTAACCCTAATGCTGGCCGTCAATTCATCGATGCCTTGCCGCCGTTGGTCGATAGCCAGCAGTCAAGCGCAGCAGGCCGTCGTACCCGTAAGACTAAAGGCCGTTTATTATTTAGAGCATGGGCAGAAGATCAAGGTAAGACCAATGCTGCCGTATTAAAGGCCATTGAGAAGTCAATGGACACAGCCCTCAGAGTTACTAAGGGAACTACAATGAAATTTAGAGGCCGCTAATGTCAGCCAATTCAAGTTTAGCAATTCGCATTGCAACGATCTTTGACAGTAAGGGACTTAAGCAGGCTGGCAAGGAAGTCAAAGGTTTACAGGGTGCTGTAAAGAAACTAGCAGGCGCAGCAGGCATTGGCCTATCAACTGCCGCCGTTATCAATTTTGGCAAGAATGCTGCGAAGGCATTCATCGCCGATGAGAAGGCAGCTTCTCAGCTTGCACAGGCTGTCAAGAATCTTGGCCTATCTTTCGAGGTTCCACGTATTGAAGCCTTTATCTCTGAGTTATCTAAAGCCTCTGGTGTTACAGATGATGAGCTTCGACCATCGATGCAGAAGTTATTGCAGACCACTGGATCAGTTGCTAAGTCTCAAGAATTACTTACTCAAGCCTTAGACATCTCACGAGGCAGTGGTGTTGGATTTTCTACAGTCGTAGAGGATTTAACTCGCGCTTATACAGGACAGACTCGTGGACTCGTCAAATACAAGTTAGGCGTAACTCAAGCCGAGCTTAAGACTATGAGCTTTGCAGATGTACAAGAAAGACTCGGCAAGCAATTCTCAGGTGCTAATGCTGCCTACCTTGAGACCTACGCTGGCAAGATGGGGATCTTATCTACAGCAGCAGGTGAAGCAACAGAGATCATCGGCAAGGGTCTAGTAGATTCTTTGAGCATTCTCGCAGGCGACGGCAACACAGTTCAGCCATTAGCAGACTCGATGGAGATGCTGGCAACTGAGATCAGTTCTGTTATTACAGGCTTAGCGGAAATGATTGCATACTTCAAAGAATTGCCGGGTATGGATTTCTATCTTAAGAACATCTTCCCTAAGCTAGTTGAAAATAGTGATCTTGGCCGATTGAAAAAGTTCATTGATTCTTTTAACAAGGAAACTAGCAAAGGCGCAGGCCGAATGTTCGCAGGCGGTTCTGGCGGTGCTGGCTTCAACATTGAAGAAGAACGCACGAGGCGTAGGATTGAAGCCGAAGCAGCCAAGCGTGCTAAAGAATTAGCAGCACTCCAGAAGAAGACTCTGGAAACACAGAAGAAGTCTCTAGCCTTGCAGAAGGCTTCTAAGACTCTTAACCTTGAGGCTATTGGTATTGAAGCAGCCCTCAAGGGCAAGATTAGCGAAACTGATCGCATCTCTCTACTATTGCAAAAGGCTATCCTTGAAGGCAATGCAACCCTAGCCACACAGTTATCTGATCAACTTGAGGCTGCAATTAAGCGCAATAACGAGCTTCGCCTAGCCTTGCTTAGTACGCCTAAAGCGCCTAACCCTTATGAGGATTGGAAGATCCCTGCCGATCTATTGGCATACACAGCCGCTAGCTTAGGAGTCAGCGTAGATACCGTCATTAAGGCTCCAGAAACAATCGGGACAGGGATGACCGATGCTACACAAGAAATGATTGATGCCCTAATCGCAGCAGCAGAAGCACAAAGAAAAGCGGAAGCGGCTCAAGCTGCGGCAGAGAAAGCAGGC